TTTCGCGGGTCGGTTTGAATTCAACAGTGCCCCACGGGGTGACGTAGACGGCCATGTGCTTGATGACCTTCTCAGCTTCAGCCGTGATGTTCGAACGCTGGTTGTTGTTACCAGTGAAGCCCAGAGCAAGGTTCATCTGGAACGCCGACAGGTACACGCTGTCCGGCTTGCCGCCCGAGACCCAGATCGACTGCATAACAGCGTCGAACTTGGTCTGCGAGAATGCAGTCGGGGTGCCGTCGTCGGTACGAGCGTTCGAGCCGTCGCCGGTCGGGTCTGCACCCGAAGAACCGGATTGGAAGTTGGTGTTGGTGGTCAGCCAAGAAGGAACGCCAGCCATGCGGCGTGCGGTCGAGCTGTCACCAGCAACTTTTGCTTGGTTGGCAAACATCGCTTTTTCGATGTCCAGCTTCTGCTCTTTGGCAATCTTCAGAACCTGATAGGCCATTTCGCGTGCGCGACCGGCTTTGTTCAGGCCCTGATCCGTGCCGGGGATGACGACGCTGTTCTTGAAGATTTGCGTCCGGTTGTTCAAGCGAACAGTGGCCGAGCGGGCTTCAGCGATGGTGTCGTCGCCTTCGATGTGAGCGTTATCGCCCGACGAACGCAGCGCGTCGGTCTGCCACTCATGCAGCGTGTTGGACGCTTTTGCCTTAGCGCAAGCGGTGTAGAACGGCGTTTCTTCCGGCGAGATATCGTAGATCACGTCGGAAAGGTCTTCGCGGATGCCGCGAACGTCGTAGGAGTCGAGGGTATTGGTTGGCTGTGCCATTTTAGCAGTCCTTCATCGGGGTTTCATCTGAAAAGCAGATCAATGAAAGCCTCTGGCTTTCCTGACCGCTTCGCTACCTTCATCTGCCGATCACGAACGATTTTTTCGGGTGCAGGCTTGCGAGGCACCGGCTTCACATTGCGCGGAGGTTCTGGCTTCTTTTTAGCCATATCCTTTCCCGCGCGAAGCTGGTTGAACCTGAAAGCGTCATACAAAACCTGCACAAGGCGAGCATCGACAGTGCTTGCCACTTCTTCAGCCGAAAGCCCGTATTTCGACGCAAACTGCAAAAGGTCCGTCTTGAGTTTTGCGGCCTTCTCAGGGTTCGCAAACTCAGGAATTGCCTGCTTCAGCTTGGCGGCCTGCTCTTGCAGTTGAAACTGCATTGCCTGATCCTGCAAAGCGCGCTGGCGCTCCGACTGTTCAGAAAGCTGCCGCTGCTGGGCTTGGAACTCTTGTGCCTTGATGTCGTATTTCGCCTTCTCCTGCATGTATCCGATGGGATCACTGTCCAACATTCGGAGATCAGGAGCCTGCGGGGCCTTAATTATTCCCTGCTGTTGGATGTTTTCCAACGTCGCAAAGAATTGCTGCCGTTCGCTTTGAAGGGTTTGGAAAAGTGCCTCGGCTTCCTTGCGGATCGTCGCGGCCTCTTGCATTCCCTTCTGGATGTAGGCTTGTCCCGAAAAAGACCGCTTTAGCTCTTCGAGCGTGACCTCAGTGTCCTTGCCGTCAACTTTGACGGTGAACACGTCTGGCGTCTCATTGGCCTCGGCTTCTTCGTAGTCCTCATCCTCAGTATCCTCGGCATCAGGCTCTTCGCCGTCGTCCTCGGAATTCTCGGCGTCATCTTGGGCTTGATCGCCCTCATATTCGCCCTGTTCCTCTTCGATCTGATCCGCCTCGTCGGCGTCTTGCTGGGTTTCAGCAACTTCATTCGAAGGCATAAGCAGGCTGTTTACAGCCGCTTCAAGTGTGTCAGTCGTTTGCACGGTCCCGATCCTGTTTTAACTCAACCGCCTCGGCGTCAATTCGCGCTTGGAGAGCGTCGAGAATGGTTTGAACGGCGCGCACACGTTCATGTGCCGCCGCAACCACATTCATATCACAAGCTGCATTTAAAAACACCCCCACTGCATCATTGCGGATTTCACCGATCACGCCTTGGAAAACGTGATCGGCTAGGAGTGTTCTGGCTTCAGAAGCCTTGCGTTTGATTTCCGACAAAAGGCATCCTCGGCATTTGCTGTTCACGCTTGATAGCATTCAGATCAAGCTGAACGCCGGTTTTGGCAAGAAGCTCGGCGGCCTTCAACGCAAGGTCTTGAGCCATCTGGTCCCGCTTCAAATCATCTTCCATTTGAAGCCGCTGGGCGTCAAGCTGCGTCTTGGCCATGTCGGCCTGCACGCGGGCGGACATCTTCATCTGCTCGGCCTGCAAGAACGCCTGATTGGGGTCAGACGGCTGGGCTTGACCCTGCTGGGCTTGGGCAGCCTGTGCGGCCTGCATCATAAGCATTTGCTCCATCTGCGGGTTCATCGGGTTGTAGTACCGATCCGCGTTGCTGATGCCAGCCATGCCCAGAATGTCGGCCAGCGTGTTGCGGATGCCCGTCATGGTGACAATGCCATTCTGCGGCCCGTAGGCTTGCCAGATTTGCATCTGCGTCTGCATGGTCAGTTGCAGGGCAGCAATGCGCTCCTCGCGGCGATTATTGCCCAAGCCGACGTTGGTGACGAGATCAAGGTCACTGGTCCAAGAACGCGGATCGACCGGGACAAACTGCCCGTCAAGCCGGATCATCTCGCCTTGGTTCGGGTTGGCACGCGCGATCTGGGCAATCAGGCGGAACATCTGTCTCATACCGCCCTCGGCCAGATTGCGGGCGATCAACTCAGAAACAGCCGAGGCGGCCTGCACGGCGGCATTGACGCCAGCCGCAGTTTGAGATTGCAGGGCGTCGGCATCCATACCCATAGCAGCGCCTGTGACGCCTGTTTTGGCGCGAACAACCTCATCGTAGTAATTGATGGCCGGAAGCACCGAGGCTGCCATGCTGCCAACGGTCAACTCGCGCACAGAGCCGGGAGCCTTCACCCGGATGATTGCGCCAATCTCGTTATTCAGCACGTCGTCCATATTCGCCTGTCCGGTCACAACCTCAATTCTTGGGTTGTTGACCATCGAGATATTGTCGATTAGCCCGCGCAGAAGGGAAGTCGATGCGTCCTGATCTTCCTCGACGATCTCGGCCAAAGAACGGCCAAAGAAGGTGTGCGGTTCTGGATCAACCTCAAAGATGGCGAAGGGGATGTAGTCGCACAGTTCGTAATCCAGCACTTCGTAGTCATTGCCAGCGCAGATGAACTTGTAAAGGCGGGGAACGCCCGTGCCTTCGATGTCCATCCGCATGTATGCTTCGGTAAACTGGACCTTCCGCATCGACGGATCGGCGGCGTTTTCGTTGTCGTCGATGTCGTCCCAGCCACGACGGGCAAGCTCTTCCTCGTCGTCCACGGTGCCATCGGCAGAACCGCCCAGATTGTAGACCGTCTCGAAATCAAAGCCCATCGCCACCAGATCGCCTACGCGGGCTTCGCTGGTGTGGCCGCAGACATAGCAGTCCTCAAGGCGAACAGCCGTGCGGTCCACGAAAAAATCTTCCGGCGCAATGCTTTCGATTTTGATCTGGCCCTTTACCGAGGTGCGGGCAACGCGCAGGCGCGAGTAGACGATCTGAGGCTGCAACTCCATGCCCATCTCGTCAATGATGGCCTCAGCGATGACCGTATCCTCGCGCTCAAGGATTTCGGTCTCCTCGTCTTCTTCGATCAGTGCCACTTGCTCGGGCGAAAGGTCGGTGTACTCGTCGATTTCGACGCTTGGCACCTCGTCGTAATAGACCTTGGCCACGCCCACCTTTTTGATAAGCGCGTCGTGGAATACGTCCGACAGGATGCGGAAGCCGTTGTTGCGCTCAAACACATACTTGGCATATTTGGTCGCCTGATCCGCGCCCATTGCTGCCTGTGGGGTGGTCGGGACAAACTCGACCGGCTTGTCGGATTGCAGGAACACCCGCATCAGGGCGGGCTTAATGGCGCGAATGGTGTCGCGCACTTTGGTCGCGACAACCTTCGATCTGCCTTCCTCGTATTCAATCGCAGACTTGCCGTCGAAGTATTTTTGCGAACGGATGCGGTCCGGCGCAATTTCCGTTTCCACGAAATCCACGGCCTCGCGGACGGAGCTTGTGATGGTGTTTTGGATTTCGTCGTCCGTCAGGCGTTTCGGCTGCATCTGTGTCTCCGTTATTGTGCGAGAAGGCCGGGCAGGACGCCGATCATGCGCTGGTCAACGATTGGGCCGAATTCCCCGAGAAGCTGGTTTTGAAAATAACGCTGTCCGGGGCTTGAGGAAAGGAATTGATTGCGCGCGATTGGCGCAACCGTGGTTGCTGCACCAATAGCTGTTGCTGTGAGAGGGTCAAGGCCGATGCCAAACGCACCTAAGCCTGCTGCACCGCCTGTCGGGGCACCAGACAACACCTGACCGGCAGAAATGCGGGGAGAGGTTCCAGACTGCGGAAGCGGGCTTAAGATGTCAGCCGCAGCGCGGGTGATTGGAGCCAAGTCTCCTTTGCCCTGAACATAGCGTCGGCGGCCCTGTTGCAAAAGTGCGGTCCTTAGAGCCAGAGGCGAAATGACGCCCTCAATATCTGAGCGTTGCGCCGCGCTTTCGATGGCCAAGAGGTTTCTATATTGATTGCGCGCCTCACCAAGACGGGCAATGTCTTGCGGGCGGCCAGCCGCAGTCAAGGCGCCCTCGATCATGTCATCAATAGCTTCGACAGCCTCGACTGCCGCTTCACGGGTCGCCTGATCCGGGCTTTTGGTCAACTTGGAAATCGTGCTGCGCCAAGTCTTCACGGTGTCAGCCGGAATAGGTTTGCGTGATCTAAAGGCCGCGACAAGCTGCTTGTTCACGTTCTCAAGGATTTGAGGCGCGCTGTCTTTCGGGGCAAGGTCGCGATAAGCCTTCAAGGCTGCGCTAAAATTCATCAGGCCAGAAGGGTCAGGTGCGACTTTGACATCTTTGACAACATCATCAAACACGCCGCCAATGCGGGTAGCCGCTTCCTCAAGCGCGTCAGACGTAGCCTTCGTGCCAGCGGGTGAACCAACGCGGGTCATTACAGCAGACGTGAAATCTTTAAGCGCCTTATCAGCCTTCGCACGGCCAGCAGTCGTTGCAGCCTCACGATAAAGTTGAGACTCTGCGGCCTGCCCGCCGACAACCTGACCAGCAGTCGGCTGCACGCCCTCACGGCGCAGAAGCTCAACGGCGGCCTGACGTGCCGGAGTGATTTGGCCAGCCGATGGGCTGATAACAGTTTGTGCTGTTCTACCAATCGCGCCAAGTGCAGCAGGGGTTGCCAAGGCTGCACCAGCACGAGCAAAAGGCTCAATGGCTGTGCCTTCAGTAGCCTGACCTGCTGCTTCGCTGGCAACTCCGGGAGCCACGCCGTAACGCAGCATTGCCCTTGGGCCTGCTAGAGCGCCAGCGCCGCCTGCGAATTCACCAGCAGTAGATACATATTCGCCAAGCAAGCCGGGGGCCACATAGCGACTTTCAGGACCAATTACAGGAATGGCAGCCAGCATTTCACGCGTGTCCGGCAATGCGGCAAGACCACGAGACACCATCGACGGCTGCTCCATGCCAAGAGCATACTCAACGCCTGCCGCCCCGAGTTGGGCAAGGTTTGCCGGGATAGCTGGAACATCTGCAATGCCACGAGCAGTTGCAGCGCCTGCGCCACGGATCAACTCACCCAACCGTTCTCCGGGCGTGTCCACCGCGCCGCTGCCGATCACGTTTTCGTAGATCGTCTGCCCGATGGTGCGCTCAGGCTGCATCTGCGCCATAGCCTGCTCATTGGCGGCTGCGGCTGCTTCTGCCGATCCGGGCTGCATTTGCAGCGTGCCAGCCCTAGCGGCTGCAATGCGGTCGCGCATGGCTTGGCCTTGGTCAACCGGGGCGGCAGACGCAGCCTTGCGGGCGGCATCAATCAGGCGCTTTGCCGCTGCTGTGTCGCCCGCTGCATAAGCCTTGCGGGCGGCCTCTTTAAGCTGTGCTTCGGTGTATGCCATCAGTTTTCCCCAAGATATTGCAGGTCTTCAGCTGACAAGCCAAGATCAGATGCGGTTGTCCCACTACTGGGAGCAGAAACTGCCCGCGTCCCGCCTTGCAAGCGGCTGCGCGCGCGCTCAAGACCCTTCTGGACAATATCTTCATATTCCTTGAGGCGCTTGAGGAAGCCTTCTTCAGTGCCCTCCACAGCAAGGGCTGCAATGGCTGCCGTTGCGGTCTGGCCTTCAGCGTTGGACAAAGCACCCATTCCGCGAAGTTGATCAATTGCCTGCAAGAACGCACCAGACCCAAGGCGCTGAACTTCAATCTGGAATTCGCGTGCCTCAGTGCCGGGTATCGCACCCATCCAAGATGAGCCACCAGTTCCAGCCTCGCGGCCCGGATGCGTTCTCAGGCTACCAATATATTGCAAGGCTGTCTCTGCCGCCGTCACATCTGTTGGTGCGCCAGCTGTAGCCTCACCACGAGCAGCGCCGACTGCGCGTGCCTCAGCCGCAAGACCTGAACCACGCGTGGCCATGAATTCCTCATAGCTACCGTCGCCACCTTCACTCTGCGGCTTAAAACCAGCGGCTCGGGCCTGCAAGTCAAGCGCGACAAACGCGGCGGGATCGGAAGAAGTTGCTGCTGGCCCCTCATAAATGACTTTGCCAGTTACCGGATCAACAATGTTTGGGCCAACCACGACACCGCGCTCAGGGCCAGCCGCAGGCCGAATAGCTTCCGCCAGTACAGCTTGCGGAGACGCGCCCGCCTCAAGGGCAGCCGCCAAGTCATCACGACCGCGTGAGCGCAGCCAAGCTGCTGTGGCATTGTTTTGACGCGCGGTCTCACGGCCCTGAATGTCGGTCTGAATTTGCCCGATCAGAGCCTGATTGGGGTTTTGCGTCAGGCCCTCCAAGGCCAACGCAAGGCGCTGGCGGGTATCACGACCCTGCGGCCCGAAGAAGCCACCGAGCAAGCCTTGGCGCTGCGGTTGAGTGATAGGATCAGCCATTTAGCCCCCCAAAAGCCCGAAGAAGCCGCCACGCTGCTTGGCCAGTGCAGCCAAACGCGGGTCTTCTTTCTGTGTTAAGATATTCCAAAGATTCGAGACAGGCGATGCCTCCGCGTCCTGCGCGATGCCACGGGATGCAGCAAAGCGAGACAAGAGGCCCATGCCCTCGAAGGGATCGTCCATCGTGGCCGGGCGGAATGGCACATCCACGGCAGACCCGCCCGCATTGCCCGTCGCGCTGGCAGTCACCGATATGTCGTTTCCGCCGCCAAGGATTTTCGGCACATAGGCTTGCGTCTCAGCAAAGGGCGGGATGCCGCCGTATTTGCGAACAGCGCCGGGGCCTGCGTTATAGGCTGCCAAGGCCAACGGCCATGAGCCGAAGCTCTGGAATTGCTGTGCCAGATAGCGGGCCGATCCCTCAATATTCTGATAGGGATCGTTGGGGTCTACGCCCAATTCGGCGGCTGTCCCCGGCATAAGCTGCCCAAGACCGCTTGCGCCCTTTGGCGAAACGGCATTCTGGTTCCACGAACTTTCCACGCCAATCATCCGCAGGAAAATGTCCGTCGGGATGTTGTATCTCTCAGCTTGAGAAATGGCGTAGTCGCGAATGTCCATTAGAGCAGCCCCAAACCAGCGGACAGATAGTTAAGCAGGCCCGGACGGGTCCGGTCGGTCTGCGTCTGTTGGCCCATATCGGCAATGCCAAGGGCAGCCAACGGCAGGGAAAGCGATGCCGCAGGTGCGCCGGTGAAGCCGCTGTATTGTGCGCGGGCAGCGTCGATGAGAGCCTGATTGATAAGCTGCTGGGCCTGACCCTGCTGAAATTGCTGCTGTTGGATCGACTGACCCATATTGAAGCCTTGCTGGGCGAGGTTGCCAAGTTGGCCTGCACCAGCCATGCGTAGGTTCGCCCCGGACAACCCGGCCTGCTGGTTCGCCTGCGCCGCCTGCATCTGATTGGCGACGTCCTGCTGAGACGCGCCGAGTGCAGTGTTGAAACCTTGCTGGCGAAGCTGGGCTGCGAGTTGCCCGCCCTGCTGTGCAAAGCCGCGATTGGTTTCGGCCTCTGCAATGCCCTGCCGGGAACCGCCGAAAGCGCGGGCAGCGGATGCCTGCGCGCCAAGCTGGTTTTGCTGCATCAGGCGCTGGCGCTCCAGATCGGCCATTGAGGCGTCAATGACTTGCTGCGTGTACGGGTTCATGTACGTCCCGATGCCGCCAGCCGCCGTTTGAGCGGTCACGTTTTGGGGCTGGTAGCCCATCGCCGCCTGCGCTCCGCCCATTGCGCCCGTGAGGCCCTGTGCGGACTGCTGGAATACATTGCCGCCGCTGGCTGGGGTCATGGCCGCCGTGAAAGGTTGCGGCTGTGGGGCCTGCACGTTTTGAGGGTTAGAACCGCCTGCCATGATTATCTCCGTCCCTTATTGCTGCCGCCGCCAGATTTGCTGCCGCCACCAGAGGGGCCTGATTTACCGCCTTTGCCCTGAGATGCTTCGCTCTTGGCTTTTGAGGCGGCCTCTTTGTTAGCTTGGCTCTTGGCCTTGTCTGCTATTGCCTTGTCTGCGGCACGGTTGCCTTGCAGGGCCTTGCCGACTTCTTTTGCAGCTTGGACGGCGGCCTTGCCAGCCAGAGATTGGTCAGCCACTCGGTTGGCCGCTGCCGCGCGATCCGCAGAAAACGCTGGGGCAACGGTTCTCGCTGGCGTTGGGGCAGGCGCAGGTGCCGCAACGGGCACAGGTGCAGGGGCAGGCTTTGCGGGTGCCACTCCAACAGTATTCAAGATGCCCGAGAGCGGGCCGCCCGAGAATGTCGTGCCGGATTGTCCAGCGCCGCCGCCGTCGAACATGTCACGAATGCCGGTGAAGCCGCCTACGCTTGAAACCCTGCCAGACATTGGGTCAGGAAGCCCGAAGCTGCCCGTTCCGCCGCCAGCCGACATGCCAGACGACATCGATCCGCCGCCACCACCGCCACCGCCGCCATCGCGGACAACAGGCGCAACAACAGGCGCAGGCGCAGCCATGCCCATATCCAAAACGCCGGGGCCAGTGCCGCCAAAGCCAAACGGGGCCGCAGGCTGTGCGCCTGTCACTGGATCAATGAAGGGAGCGCGAAGGGCGTTATACTGGCCGGGCTGGCGGCGCTGCAATTCTGCCAAGGCTTGCTCGTAAATCGGCGCGGATGAGTAGGCAGGAATGCCTCCGAAGCTCAAAGGCTGGCCCATCCCGGCCATCGGGTCAGCCATTGAAGGCAAACCGAAGGACAAAGCCGCCGTATTGGTGCCTTGAATGGCCGCCATCTGCGATGGTGTCATGGCTGCCACGTCGGGGCCGAAATACGGGGTCGGCCCGATCCGCGACAGCGTGTCTGCCTTAGCCAGATTGCTTCGTGCTGCATTCTCAAGAAAAGCAGGGACTTCTACCGTGCTTGTCGTTGATCCGCCTTTACCGCCGCCGCTCATTCGAACTTCCTCTCCAAAACCGTCATGACAGGCTTGTATCCGTGCTTTGCAAGAACTCGCTCCCAGCCACGTCGCCCAGCGATTGTCATTGAAGTGCAGCCCTGTGTCTTCCCCCACTCAGTTGCGGCGTCGATCATATCCGTGATCGTGCCCATTTCACCACCGGCAAGGAAAACGTGCAGGACACGTTTCTTAGGATATACCACAATCTCAGTGACAGCGCACCCCCTTTCGGCGGGCCAAAGCTGCATACGACCCGCCAAAATTCCGTCCACAACATCCTCGAAAACATGACTGCCGCCGCTGTACTCCAAGGCATCTTCGATCCACTTGCGGCAATGCTCCAAGAGCGTCATGCCTGCACCCGGCTGATGGCCATTGTAGCCGAGGGCGACGCAGGCGCGTAGGCAGTCGCAGCGTGCGCCAACAGCGAGCCGTTGGTGCTTGTCGTGGCCCACATAGCTTCTAGATAATCGCCCGCATCAAACTCAAAAATCGAGTCGCGCGAGACGACAATGGTCGCGCCGTTGTTGTGCAGGCTGGCAACCATCGTGCTTCCAGTTATGTCTGTGCCGTTCACGCGCGGCCAAAACCTGAATTCCAGCGTGCTACCTGATGACGAGGCAATCTGCGCCGTGAAGGAAATGCGGTACAATCCGCCCTCTGCAAACACAAGTCGAGTAGGGTTGGTCCCGCTGCGCGAAATGCCATCTGCAAGCACGGGCGCGTCAAACTCAATCGCATAGGCCGTGTTGCTGGCAGCTGCGGTAATTGTCGCGTCCTGAGCGAAGATGGCGTGGCCATCGGCCAGCACAATCTGCCGCCACTCGTCGCCCTTCGAAACGACAGGATACCCGCCAGCCGCATCCCACAGCAGGACGCCATTTTGCGTGGCCGGGGCCGCACTGTCGCGGAATGTCAGGTTATCCCATGACCGGGCCAGCCAGCGCCGCAAGTCGTTGGCCCATGTGCCTAGATCGTTCCCGACGGGTGGGACGCCAAACCTCATCGACGGCCACCCGGCACGGCATCAATGCGAGGCACACCCCAGCGCCAGTTGGTGTTAATGTCGCCCGTCACCCGCATGGCAATCTGACGCCCAGAGAACCGCACGTTCGTGGGGTTGCCCATGTTGTAAGGCCCATAGCTGCGCTCGGTGTCGTTGGGGTAAAACCGCGTCTTGAACGTCACCGTGGCCTGACCTTGCGTCCGCTCATCAGGGATAAACTCGACGGCGGCCAAGATGTTATCGCCTGCGCCAAGCTGCATCGGGCCGCTTTCGGCGTAAGGTGCCACGCCGTCCATAAAGTTGCCGATTTCGTGGTTGATCGCCTTGCCGTCAGCACCCATCCAGATCGGCGTGTTGAAGACGCCAGCGTCAACGCCGCTTGTGCGCGAAATGGCACCCGTGGACCAGTGGTTTTCCTTGTAGTTAAAGACGACATACCTGTCGTTTTCGACGGCACTGGCCGACGCATAGAACCACCAAATCTCCGAATATTTGGCGTTCGCAACCGCAGCAATCTTCGACCGCTGCGTGTTGTTGATGTCGGAGAAAACGTAGTCCGAAACCTCGCAGGGAACCTCGCGCACGGCTCCACCCGAGTAGACGAAGAAGCCGCGAGACCCCATCCAAAACACGCCAGCGTCCACAGCAGCCGCACACAGGCGCGAGGAAGCGCCGCAGGACGAGCCGACACGCTCAAAGCCGT